TAAGAGTAACTATAACAAATTTATAGAAGAAGCAAAAAAATTAAATATGTGGTCTATTGTAAGAAATTATTCTTCATGGCGAGAATCGTTTAATAATAACGAAAATATTATAAATATTATAAAGAAGGCAATTAATAATGCGAAAAGTTGAATACACGAAAAATAATCCTAGCATAATGGGCCCAGCTGGTAATACAATTACACCTACAATGAGAGAAGTTAGAATGGGTAATGAAATACGTACAGAAGCGCATTATACTGATCCTCACACCGGCCAATTTATTGCAAAACAAATAGTTGATGTTCGATCAGTAGATGAGCCTAAGTGACGTAATACCACAGGAATATATTGTAGAGAAATTTTATCAATACGCGGGGTATCCTAAGTATAAAAAATTAACTAACGTATATGAAGGTGGGTGTCCAGTTTGTAGGGAAGGTAAGTCTTGGAATAAAAAGAGAAGACTGTACTATATAGTAAAAGAAGATCATATTTTCTGTCATAATTGTGGTTGGAGTGGTTCCCCTGTAAAGTGGGTTCAAGAAGTAACAGGTAAAAATTATATTGATATAATTAATGAATGCAAAGATATAGATGTATTTAATATTCCTGTTGAAACAGAAGATAAATTAACTCCTGATAAACCTCCACAATCTCTTCCAGGGGATTGTATTAATTTATATGATAAAGTTCAGTGCAGTTTTTATAGTCATGAACCAATGGTAACACATGCTATAATTACATGCAAAGAGAGAAGACTATTAACAGCAATTAATAAACCTAAATCTTTGTGGTTTAGTAGAAATGATTTTGTACATAAAAATAGAATAATAATACCGTTTTATGAAAATAATAAAATCATATTTTATCAATCAAGAAAATTAAAACAAAACAAAAAAGATACAAAGCCGAAATACCTTTCGAAAATAGGAGCAGATAAAACAATATTTAATATCGATAAAATAGATAATACTTTAGAGTATATTTTTATTTTCGAGGGACCGATAGATAGTTTTTTTGTTAAAAACGGTGTTGCAGTAGGTGGTATCAGTAAAGGTAGATCTTGTTTTACAAAACGACAAGAACAACAAATACTTCAAAAACCCTTTCACAAACGTATTTGGGTTCTTGATAATCAACACTGTGATGAAACAGCAAAACAAAAAACTCGATCATTACTCAGTCAAGGAGAAAAATGTTTTATATGGCCTGAAGAATTATTAAATTTTAAAGATTTCAACGATTTGTGCATAAAAATAAACCGAGACGAAATCACATCTCGGTTTATAGTTAAAAATAGTTATACTGAATTAAAAGGTAAATTATTATTATCTAAAATTTAATTAACCAGTCCATCCAGCAGGCCTTGGCCCAGCTATTTCATCAGCCCACGCTTTATCAGTAGCTGCTCTTTCACCGGCTATATAAACAGCCCATTTCTTATCAAGAACTCGAGTATCAGCATTTGATGGTGCCTTGGTCGCTGGTGCTGGTGCTGGTGCTGGTGCTGGCGATGGCTCTCCAGGAGCAGCATCTTTGGCAGCTTCTGCAGCATCAAATTCAGCTAATGCTCTTTCTGCTCTTTTTCTGTCTCCTTTCGCATCCCTATATGCTCGTTCAGCGGTCTTCTCTTCCGCCTGATGAGCCTCGATTACCTCTGCACTCGGATCACCTCCGTGCTCTTTTTCAATGCCTTGCCATGTCGATCGGACCGCCTTCCAAGCCATTCGCGCTTTTCTAGCTGCAGTCTCGTGATTGTCGACTCCTTGTTGTAATTCCGCTCGTCTTGCTGTATCTGCCATAATATTAATTATTTATGTTTTTCTATATAAAGGTTTTTGAAAATTTGATTTAATCCTGCTAATCTCTCACATACATCTAAAATATCATTCTTTGTAGCGTCTGAAACATCAGCATAAATAGTACCTACCTTATTGTCATCTCTTAATTTACCTAACACACTAGAAATACCGCCATTAAGATATTTTATTACCTCATCAATATTGGTAATCCATTCTTGTAAATCATTAAGTTCCTCTTGCTCATTCGGGTTCGAATCTATTACATCCTCAAAATCTTCAGCATGATCTGGTTCATCTAAGGCATTTGCAAAAGATTGTCGATCATCTTCTGGAGCTGCATCAATTGCGGGAGCAAGTGCGGGAGCGGGCGCTGCTGATGGTTCTGCAGTATCAAATTCATCTTCTAAAAGTAAAGATAAAAATTTATTTTCAAACTTTCCCATGTAAGTATTTATTAAATACTTATGATGAAAGGCATACTTTTCGAAGATTTATATAAGTACACCAACAAGTATTGGAAAGACGTAAAGTCTAGACACGTTCGACCAACTACAAAAACATTAGCTGATATTGCAAAAGCTAGTCCTGCGACGTATAATCAAATCTCAGCCGACCTTATTCCATTTCCAGGTGATCATTTAATTGAACAATTAGGTTCTGCTTATAAAAGTATAGCGGATGCTACCGGGCTATTAGTGACGCTTTCTGAAAACCCTTCCACACACTTAGATGAAAAAGTTGTAAAATCCGCAACTTTAAAGTTGCAAAAAATTCAAGATCTTATAAAATCTGTGTCGGAAGATTTAGATCATGACGAGACAGATAGCTAAAAGCATATTTATTGTATTTTTAATTTCAATTTCAATAAGTAGTATAACAATTTTATTTTACCCTTCTCTTACAACATTCTTAAAAGTTGCAGTAGGCGTAACCGGAATCCAAATATTATTCTTTTTTTTATATAATAATATACTTAGATATATTGCTCGTTTAAATCTAGAAAAGGAGGCTCTTCAATTATCTCAATTAGCTGAACAAAATCGAATTTTAGCTGAATGTCAAGGATGTAAAAAAATGAATAATGTATATGTAATATTAACTGATGAAAACGAATTTAATTGTGAAGACTGTAACACTCTTAATAAAATACAAATTGATATTAGTACCGTATTACCAACAAATTTCCCAGATGGTGGGACAATGATTTATGAACAATAAAAAAACCACTAAAGACTATTCACAACTAGCAAGATGGTTATGCTTATTTGAAGCAGTAAATATTATTTCTGATAAAGCAGAAAAAATTGGACATTCAGCAGATTGCCTTAAACCTATTCCAATTAACAAATATATTAATGAAAGATATCCTTCTGTTTTAAAGGATGTAGAATACGAATTTAGTAATAGTCTCCATACACATCGTCGTTAGACCCATAATCGAAAAATTTCGCCTGCTCTGTATCTAAATCATTACCGTAATCAGCATCTGGATTAGTTACTCTACCTGCCCCAGAGGCATCAGTCACTTGTGTAGATTTTGCTTCAGGGGATAATTCTGGAGCAGTTTCTCCAGGAAGGGTAACGGCAGGTAAGAATGTATGATCATTACGCCTAGCACGAAGTTTAAACACATAATGCCCTTGCAATTGATTTATCTCTTTAATACTTTCATCTAGTCGCTCAGTAATTTCAAATATCTTACCATTTCTACCCTCTGGTCGATCATCACCATATTCAATTAATTGAAATACATCACCTGCATTTGGCTCAGCAATTAGTTTTTCGTCAAAATTGTGCGTAGCGGCTCCTGTCCAATACCCATCAGATTTAGTATCAGATTCAGTAATTGTTAAAGAGGCACTAGACGTTGCCTTTGCTGTTTGAGTTACACGAAAACCATAAACAAGCCCACTAGTCGTAACACCAGAAGTCTTATACCGTTGTCTCCATTCACCCACAAAAACATGACTTAATGAACGATTAATAGCCTGGGCGATCGCAAACGAAACTAAACTAGCTCCACCCACAATCTCAAAATGTGTGCCTGCTGTTTGAGCAGCTGTAAATAACGGATCAGGAGTTGCTGCTGCTGTACTTGCTGTTATAGTATGTGTACCACCACTTACTGATTGAAACGTAAAAGTATCACCAGCTGATAAAGTTTGAGTTCCAGTTAATGTAGGATCAAGCCAAATATCCTTACATAATGTATCACCAGCTCCTGGTGATATAGCAGTCCGTATAGGATACTTACCTTGAATAGTATATGAACCGGTATCTGGATTAGCTAGCCCGGTGTAGTCAGTGGCTGATAACTCCTTTTCAAACGTTTGAATATCTATGATAGCTGTTATTTCATCATCTGATATTAAACCATATTGCGAATATGTTATAGCACCGTCCGTTAAATCTATTAACATTACAAACGTAGCTTTTGGATAAAATCCTTGATACGGATTCTCACCATATACTTTATCAGTTTTATCTATATCGAATTTACGTACATAATAATTAACCTGCGTACCATATAATCTTACTTGCTCTCTCCACCATCTTTTATATGTTTGATTACGCTCATTATCACCAAGCGATTTATTATTAAACCGAATAATATCCTCAGGGTCACTATGATAGTTAACTGCCGTAACCGTATCTGTACTCCATGCTGATGCCATTATTTTTTAATAAAATATTGATTGTTATCAATATACATTGTTATTCCCGTATTACCTAAATTTCTAGATCCTTCTTTCTCAAGATCTGTAATTCCATATAATTGTTTTAGTTCTTGTATATCTTGAACACTTAAACGATGTATACCTGCTTGAGATGCTTTTAAGATTTTAAAACTGTTTGGCTCAGGTTTTGCCCGACTACTAGCAGGTAGCAAATTTTGATGCTTTCTACCAGAACCCGTACTCCCTCTCAATTTGTATAAATTCTTACACCCTAAAGCTTCAAGAAATTTTTGAGTGAATAACATTTTAATTATTTAATAAAAAAAGCCCCCTACATCGTAAGGGGCTATCAAAGGTACTATGTATTTTTATATATCTTATGTCTTCGAGTTGGCCTTTAAAGGACCTTTACCGTGCTTCTTATCACCCACGGTCTTACCGTCAGTGGTTGGTTTTCCGGTTGTAGGTGCATCATCTGTAACCTTCGCATCACCTGTGCCTGTGGATTTACCACCTAAAGCATCAGCAGGTAGTTCCGTGGCGTTACCGGCTCCATCAGAAGGATCCTTGCCAACGTCTTTACCGTCTGTAGTTGGCTTACCGGTCGATGTTTCATCTCCTTCAGCAACTGGTTCGGAATCTTCGGCACTCTCGCGGGAAACTCCCTCTTCTGGCTCTAATTCACCATCAAGCTCGGCATCGAGATCGTCGGTGGGAGCTAGCTGATCGGCAACTGCACGAATAGCATCAGCTTGATCAGGGGTTAATGTTACAGTGATGTCTTCCTCTGGCTCGTCGCCAAACTCATCATCACCAGCCGGGAGATCATCGCCGCCGGGTAAACCTAGCTCAGCTCCGAAATCGTCGTCTTCACTCATAACTTGCTCATAGAGCTTATCAAATATTGATTTATCTTCTGACATAATATTACCTTTGTTAGAATTATTTATACTATCCTTAACAACTTTCTCGTCCTCTTTAGGAACTTTTTTCCCCTCTTCGTCAGTAGCTTCAACAGGATCTTGTAAGTCTTCTTTAGCACCACCTACATCTTTACTCTTAGCATCAGCCGCCACTTCACCTTTTGGACGTTGAGTTTTTGAATCTACCTCAGATATTTTTTCATCTGGTAGTGTAAACTTAGTACCATCTTCTTCATTTAATTTAGACTTCAGTGAAAATCCTCTAGCACTTGACGATAAGCGACCTTCATACTCATCCATTATATTTGTAAAATTCATAACTTTCTTTTTCTCCTTTAATGTAACTAGCTTTCTTTCAACTCTAACTGACTCTTTTTTTACAACATTATCTCTTTTAACCTCGATTGCATCACCGACAGCAGCTAAATTAATATACTCACCATCAACATCAATAACCACGTAATCATCCTCCTCACCTTCAACCTCTACTATATCTCCAACATCTAAAGGCTCATCATCTAAATAATCACCACTATGACGAGAAGGATCACCAAAATCTTCTTCATCACCAAAATCCGGACCTAGGTCTTCATTAACTTTTTTACTATCTTCTTCGACAATAGATTCCGTCTTTGCAGTATCTTCAGCAACTACCTTTGCCGTAGCGTTTGCAAAGGCTTCATTAATAGAGTTTAAATCTCTGCTGTTCATGTAAATATTTATAGTGCCCAGGCTAAAAAAGGACGATAAATTTTATTTAGGTAATACAAACTTACCTAATCCTAACATGGAGTATGAGTGGACTCCTGAAATGGTAAAGTCTCTTAAGAAGGCTAGACAAAACATTCTCCACTTTGCAGAAACGTTTTTTCACATTGTTAACCTTGATCAAGGTAGAATAAAAATTAAATTATACTCTTATCAAAAAAGAGTATTACGTAGTTTAAGAGATTATAGATTTGTAGCCTGTTTAGCTAGTAGACAAACAGGAAAAACTACTATGATGACAATTTATG